AATCCCTTGAATCGGAAGGTTTGGTTGAGATGTGGCCACCTGGGCTGAACGTCAACTACGACCAAACACAACGTTGCATCATTAAAACTGGCGAACTAAAAGGCAAACAACAGGTTCCTCGCACAATGCTGATTTCCATCTATCGTAACGAACGTGGTATGTTCGAACGCCCGCTTCATTACTACACGAATTGACAGGTGAATAAAATGACAATGTACACGAACATCAATTTTCAAACCAAGAAGGCATTAAAAGAAGCAGTCGCCGATGGTAAGAAGATCAGTTATTATCAACCCGGCCCATGCGGCGGTAATGAAATTCAGAACGGAAATATTACCGCCGAAGGACCACATTATCCTCAACCACACAAGTGGTGGGCAGAGTGTAAGGTTGAAAATGGGTATATCGTGAAGGTGAAGTAATGGAACATTATGTTCTAGTTTTTATGATCATAACCGGAAGGCCGACCGATAACATACATAATTTCATCGAAGCGTCTTCCTACGAACAATGCCAAGCTGGCATTACTGAACTTGAACGACTGCGAAAACTTGACGTTCGGCATGGTAAAAATGTCAAACTAAATGCGCTTTGTGTTTCTAGGAAAGTACTAAAGGAAACATGATGAAGTTTAGAATTCCCATCTATGACAGTGTGTTACATTACGTCAAGACATGCGAAGAGTTTGATCAGATTTGTGAAGACTGTGATATCGATGAACATGCGGAAGACTTCCAGGTTGGATTGTTTGCGCAGGGTCATGCCGAGGATGGTTCGATGGTCTATATTATCGGGCATTTCGATGGTTGCACTGGGACGTTGATCCACGAACTGTCACACCTCTGTTTAGATATCATCAAATATCGAGGATTCTCTGCCCATGCCGGCAACGGCGAACCTTTCGCGCATCTAATGGACTGGTTGTACCGCGTACTAACAAAAGAAGTGGTCATTGAATACCTTGAATGAAGGAAACAAAATGAAAAAGGTTGTTATTAGACTCGATGGAACTGGCAAACACGATGGACGAGCATTAAAAGAAACTAAAACTAACTAAAGGAAATATTATATGCAAAAAGTATCACTTCCGGGGCAATACAAGCGTGCGGCTGCATTGATCGATGACAAGAATCTTCGTCGTGCGTATATCAAGGCGATGATTGATGCAGAATCAACATACCAGTATCAAAAGAAGCGGACTGGTAAGGAACGACAGGAAGATCGACGCGAATCAAACTAAGCAATATTTCGATCCACAGTCTGGCATCATATATTGAAACTATGATTGAAGAATGTGGTTTCGATGAATGGGTCATGCCAGACATCGTGATTATTATCACTTGAATAACCGACTTGGTGTGTAAACAAATTACGTTATAATGACTAAATACTAGATGTACTCTAATCTAGAAACACAATTTCCTCACGCGCCAGTAAAGCTGACACTGTTGTGGGGTTTATCCGAATGCACGGGCTGTCTCGATGAATTGTTGTATGATTCGCATCGAGTAGGAAGGGCAGGGTTTCCTTTGTCTTGTGCGGAGGAAATCATGTTGTTACATTACATTCATAATGAAGTATTTCCAGTAACCACCGATATTTGGACAACTGGATCGTTCAAGCATATCTAGGAGAATTACCGTGGCGATCTTCACGCCCATCTTAATGACTCTGTTGTTTGCAACACCGCATATTCAATCAGACTTAAAATGTATTGCTAGTGCTGTATATCATGAATCCAGAGGAGAACCACTAGAAGGGCAATATCTAGTTGGTAAAGTAATCTTGAACAGAGCGCGAAGTAAACACTACCCGGCTGATATATGTGCCGTAGTTTATCAGAAAGCACAATTCTCTGGGCTACACGGAATCTACTATGACAACCGAAGTATGACGGTGGCCAAGATGGTGTATGCTGGAACGTCTATTTCGTTACCACATAAGTATAAAACAGCGGTGTCTTATCATACAACGGCAGTTCATCCCGGATGGGCTGACTGGTCTAAATTGAGAAAGATTGGAACAATCGGGCACCACACATTTTATGCGAGGAACGATTAATGGGGTTTCAATCAACATACGAAGCATTTCTAAATAATGCCATCGATGGTGCAGGAAGTGCATCAACAATATCTGGATTATGGAATGATCCGTCAAATTCAAATAAAGAGTTCGAAAAGAATTCACATCAGGCGATTGCTGACGTGATAAATCTGGTGAATAGCACTCTTGCTGCGAATCCAGACATGACAAGTGTTCCTGCAGAAGTGTTTGATTCGATAACTACATCACTAGGAAATATTCAAGGTCATTTTGATTCGATGAATCTAGCATCGATTCAAGCATCAACTGGCATGAAGACCTCGTTATCTGGCAGCAATATTCTTGCTGCTATTCATGGAACAAATCCTTCGATCATTCCCAATAGCCCGGGTCTTCAATCTGTCACAAAACAGACATTTGATAAGGATTCTGTGACGGGGAAATGGAAGGTTGGAATGACAGACGTTTCAAACATCTCCACCAATACACTTTCTACGATGAACGTTTCCGACATGATCAACGGAATCACAGCAGAAAGAGACAATCTAAAGACGTTGTTGGCGCCATATGGTGGTAAGACTGTTGATCCGTTATCCGATGAAAGTAGTGATAACCCTGGTGCACCGATTGAACCTATCGTTGCTCATATCGAATTGTTTAACATGAGTGGTCAAGAGGGTCATAGACTCGTTATCGACAAGCATGTAAACGACATTCAAAGTCAGTATTTTTATATAAACGACCAACAAGAACCTGCTAATTATGTGAACGGATGGTACTGGGTGGGCATTCCATATGATCCTAACTTTATAGAGATTGCAAAGGTTACCGCTGTTATAACAGACGTAAAGGGCAACGTTCTGACAATCGGAGAGAACGGTAGTATTATCTCCAAAAGTTGGGATACGACTTGGGGACCAACGTGATCGGTATTGCTCGATTAGGTGATAAGACGGTTGGAACTTGTAAAGTTCACGGTAAACAGAATGGTAAAATCATTCAAGCGTCACATGACACAATGACAGATTCAATCGGCACAGCACGCCTGGGAGACATGATCTTGGCTGATTGCGGGCATACTGCTAAGATAGTCACAGCATCATCTGCAACGATTGTTGACAGTCTTGGAGTGGCACGTCTGGGTGACAGAGGTGACGGAACGTATCAATGTACGATTGTGACAGCAAGTTCGGACGATCTAACCACTTGACTTAATTTCGTCAGTACGGGATACTAAATACACTAAGAAGAAGCAAAGAGCTTCCTCTATCAAACGTTCTAAGGAGTTTAGAATGACTACAGAAATATCAAAATATCAAAGTACCAAAAATACATGCAGGGTCGCGGGAGAAACTTACTCCAAATAGGTCTGCATATGAAAGGTGTTTGGTTAGTTACGGGCGAAGATGACCCTCCAGACTTCGACGGCACTCACTATGAATCGACTTTGGGTTACTTTGAAGGAACGCTGAAAGAAGTTGTCGAATACGCGGTAACTTTGAAACGCTTCTGGACTTGACGAGGCGGCGGATCGATAAAGAAAATCGAGATACAAAAAGGACCTTTCATTGATCAAACTAAATTGATCGAAGAGCGTGTTCAACTCAAAAAAAAACGACTTGAAGAAATTGAAAAGGAAATCAAATGAGTAATACATTAACTATGGTTCAAGTGGCCGCCAAGGCAGTAGATAAGGTTGGTGATTTTGTTGCCGACACTGTTCAATCGTCGGGTAACATGTTCGAAGCAGCCCAACATATTGTAACAGACGCAATCACGAAATACGGGCAGCAAGCGACGGATGCGATTTTGCGGATCGTTCGAATTAACGCAATTCAAACGCTGATAACGGGTCTAATAACGGGTATTGCAGTCATTTTCGTTCTGGCTCTGGATTTACACTGGTTTCAAGAAACGCAATTAGTCAAAAGAATTGGATAAGATGGCAAATGAAAGTCTGTCGGTCTTACTCTTTGTTGCAATATGTGTCTCATTATTTCCTGCTGCAATGTCATATAATCGTTTGACAGACGTTTGGAATTATGTTGCAGTTGTCAAACCTGAATTGTACCTGGTGAAGCAGGTGGGTGATGTAGTAAAAGAAAAGGCGAACACCACAAGTTCATGTAACAAGTAAACTAGAATCGCGTCTTTTGCGATTCTATCAACAATGACATAGGAATTATGTTATGACTAAAAAATACGACAATATCATTTTCATCGGCAGATTTTCGCCATGGCACAACGGTCACCAAGCTGTCGCTGATTATGCTCTGACTCTGTCAGACAATCTTGTGATTCTGATTGGTTCAACCAACGTTGCGCGAAACATCAAGAATCCGTTCACGTCCGAAGAGCGTCACAAAATTATTCTGAAAGCGAATCCGTCATGGGATCGCCGGCGAGTTCTTGTTCGTGACATTGAAGATAGCCCGTATAATGATAACTTGTGGGTTCAGTCCGTACAAAACGCAACGCAAGACCTGATCGGTAAAACTGCACTGATTGGGTACCACAAGGATGCTTCCTCGTTCTATCTTGACATGTTTCCCCAATGGGATTTCATCGAAGCAAAAGAGTGCAACGGAACAAACGCAACAGACATTCGACGTGACTGGTACTCTGGGCATGATTATTCTGGTCGTGTTTCACCGAGTACATATGAGTTTATGCGCAATTTCAACTCTACGGAAACCTTTGCACAACTGAAACGCGAATGGAAGTTCATCAAAGAATATAAGCGCAAGTGGGAAACTGCGCCATATGCTCCCACTTTTGTGACTGTTGATTCGGTATTTGTTCATTCTGGGCATGTTCTTTTGGTTAAGCGTGGAGCAGAGCCGGGAAAGGGTCTCTGGGCACTTCCGGGAGGATTTCTGGACCAGAATGAAACTCTGGAAGAAGGAAGTATTCGGGAACTGCGTGAAGAAACTCGACTGAAACTTCCAGAAAAGGTAATCAAGGGAAGTCAGAAAGGATTCAAAGTATTCGATCATCCGCACCGAAGTCTCCGTGGTCGGACGATTACGAATGCATTCTACTATGAGATTCAGACGGGAGAACTTCCGAAGGTTAAGGGCGATGATGATGCTGCTGATGCTCAATGGGTTTCTCTTGGAAAACTGAAAGACATGCAGAATCAGTTCTTTGAAGATCATTCATTTATTTTGAGTTTTTTTCTAAAGTTTTAAGCCATTTGATACGGAAGGTCAACATGACAATCAAGACCAGTGAAGTGAAAGTTATTCGGCGTGATGACCTCGACAACATAGTTACGAAAGTTTATGGTCGCCGTTACAATTTTCAGCAACAAGATGGTTGTAAAAGTCGGGGAGGTTGAATACTTTACTGTACCAAATCCGTATCCCTATGACTACGAGAGAGAGATACAGTACCCGAGGTGGTCAATCACTCAGATATGGGAGTAAGTTTCAATGCACAGCTAGAGCGAGACCCGAAGCAAGAACTGACATATGGTGATGTATAGATGGCACTTTGATAAATGTAAGGAAAAATCCTAGAATATTTCTAGGTGTGGCAATGAAAAGATCAATGTCACTCAATTTTGAAAGGAGTTTTCAAATGAAATACAAAGACAACATTCTACTTAATACTGATAGTTATAAAAATTCACACTTTCTCGGTTACCCAGACGGAACCGAATACGTTTATTCGTATATTGAGTCCCGAGGCGGAAAGTTCGACAAGACTCTGTTTTTCGGTCTGCAAGCCTTTATGAAGGAGTACATGGAGACTCCTATTACCAAGGCAATGATCGATCAAGCAGAAATGTTCTATGCCAACCACGGTGAACCGTTCAATCGCGCTGGCTGGGAATACATTCTAAACGCGCACAAAGGCAAACTGCCACTACAAATCTATGCGGTGCCAGAAGGCACCATGGTTCCGACGGGGGTTCCTCTTGTCACTGTGCTCAACAGTGACCCAGAATGTGCTTGGCTGACTTCATTTGTTGAAACGATGCTGCTGCGTGGCGTGTGGTATCCGACCACGGTTGCAACCCAGTCAAAGTACATCAAGAAGATGATTTCTTACTATCTTGAAAAGACTGGGGATAGTTCTCTGATCAACTTCAAACTGCACGACTTTGGCGCCCGTGGTGTATCAAGCCAAGAATCTGCTGCCATTGGCGGCATGGCTCACCTCGTCAACTTCATGGGCACTGACACTGTTTCTGGCATTCTGGCTGCACAAGAATATTACGGTCCGTCTGATCAAATGATGGGATATTCGATTCCTGCCGCGGAACACAGCACAATGACGATTCTCGGGAAAGAGGGCGAAGTCAAGCAGATGCAACGTATGATTGACCAATTCGCAAAGCCGGGAGCACTGTTCGCTGTCGTATCTGATTCATATGATATTGCCAAGGCATGTAAAACTTGGGGAACTACGTTCAAGCAACAACTAATCGACTCTGGCGCAACTCTGGTGGTTCGCCCCGACTCTGGCGATCCTGTTGAAACTTCGCTGAAAGTTGTGAAGATTCTGAACAACTACTTTGGTTCCGTAATGAATTCGAAGGGGTATCGTGTGCTTAATACTGTTCGCGTGATTTATGGCGACGGTATCAACTACGAATCAATCAAGGAGATTCTGGAAACGTTCAAGATCAACGGATATTCTGCTGACAGCATTGCATTCGGTATGGGCGGTGCTCTGCTGCAAGGCATCAATCGTGACACGCAAAAGTTTGCCATGAAAGCAAGTGCCGCACGAGTCAATGGGAAGTGGATTGACGTGTATAAAGAGGCTCCCGGTAAGAACAGCAAGAAGGGTCGCGTCATGGCGTACAAGTCTCGACTGACTGGCGAATGGTGTTCAATTGGCTACTCAAAGGGAGTTGCTGATGAATGGATACCTCAGATGGAGATGGTCTATCTCAATGGCAAGGTCGTGCGTGAACAGACGTTTGACGAAGTTCGATCAATCTCTAATCAGTAAGTGATTGAAAACTAAAGGGAATTACAATTTACTTGAATATAATTCCCTTTTTCTATATGATGTAATCGTTGATAGCGAGTTTACGAGAACCGAAATGGCACAAATGTTAGTTTTGATCGGCGGCGCGCCCGGCGCTGGCAAGTCAACTCTCGCCAAGAAGATGTTAACCGATGGTGATGTTAATTGTATGTTTGAAGCAGATATGTTCTTCACAATTACAGCATCGCCGACCGGTTACAAGTTCAATGCACAGTTGTTGCCTATGGCACATAAATGGTGCCAAAATGAAGCACGCGGTGCTCTTGAAGCTGGCAAGACAGTTGCCGTATCCAACACGTTCACCAAGCGGTGGGAACGTACTGAGTATTACAAAATGGCAGCGGAATTCGGTGTTGATGTTATTCTGATTCATTGTACGGGCGAATTCGAGAACGTACATGGTGTTCCTGCTGAAAAGGTTCAACAAATGCGCGATCGTTGGGAAGATTGATTGACAATAATTCGGCACTCATGTATGATGTAGTCATAGTCACTTAGGAGCAGAAAAAGGCGAGTCCCTCTCGATTTACAAAGCCATGCTCGCCGCTGCGCCGCGATCGGGATCGGGGTCGGGGTCGCGGTCTAGCTAGTAGATGGGGTGAAGTGAACGAAATGAGAGCCTGGGCAGACTAACCGTTTAAGTGGCTAGGAGACATCGAGGGTTAAGAAGCGTCTGCTAGAGAAATCCAAGGGGTGTCTTACGATGATAACAAATAATGCTGATCAGTGGTTAACTGCTGTACTGATGGGAAGACAATTGTTGAACGAGATGGTTGGTCTTAAATTGGTTGTTGATATCGTACCGAAAAGAGACTCAACATGAAACTATGTAAGGATTGTAAACATATTGAAGTTCATCATTAACCGAATGCTCCTATTAGATATGAATATGCGGGTTGCATGATTGGTAATATAAACCCAGTTGACGGACGCCACAGGTGCTTTGTAGTTTTGAATGAAAATATGGAAGCGAGTGCGGTCCAGCAGGCAACATGTTTGAACTTGATGATCGAATACTTGAACTGAAAGCTGATAAAAAAGATAAACGTTTTTTAAGGTGGTTTTGTAAATGATACGATTGTACATGTACGAATATGATGCCGGTCTTGGTCCTGATATTACAAACAACTTGACTGGGCGATGGAAAATAATGCGCGACGAAAACAAGTGCGCGGTGTATGTTGAAGTAAGATTTTCTATATTTCGCAGAAAGTGGTTAAGCGAGAGAGAAGTTTACGAACGAAACGTATACATTAATAAGTGCGGAAGAAAATGAGAACAAGTTATTGGTCGCATAGTAGACTTGCTTTATACCTGAAAAGACGAGCAGGATTTTCCATTCCAACAGCATTGTCATGGAAAGACTGGGACTTGCACGACGAACAATGTAAGCAGAAATCGCCGTTCATCTTTTGGTTGACAGATGAATTTTTCAATGACATTCAAAGTTTCGTTTATTGGCCATATGATAAGATTAGAAATCTTACCTATTACTTCAAAAATAGATTCGTAACGAAAAGTCATATGGTCGTCACAACACTGAAACCAGGGAAATGGCATGAATCTGACGATTTAATGTTGCATTCCATGATGGCGATTATGAATGATTTTGTTCGAAATCAGAAAGCATGGATGCGGTATATCTGGCATAATAGTGAGAAATTTGATCTTCCTTTTTGGAAAACAAAGTGGCCATTTCGACATTTCTGTGAATTTGATAATGAAAAACTTGGATTGGAGTATCTTCGCTGGGAAAAGACGCTGACATATGATAACGTATTTGACGGTGTTGATCTTGCTGGAAAGCCGACGGGTCAACCGTCGGGTCAAGCGATTGCCGCGAAGGAGCTATATACAATCTATCATTGGTGGAATTACGTTCGCCCGGATCGTACCGACGTTTATGGTGAAGATTTGGAGGAAATCAAGACAAAGTACGGTAAAGATTACGCAAAACGAATCTTCGAAATCGAAGCAGAATTTGATGCAGAGGATGAAGAAATGATGGTTCGACTTATTAAGATTCGTGGGCATCTATGGACATGAAATATTTGTATATGTTTTCTGGTAGAACAACATATTCCGATAAAGTTCGAGGTATTGATATCGGTGACGATGATATGCAAGCAATTATATCAAGTAAATCTGACGATCCTCGAAAACGATGTACTCTGGATGAAGCAGTTTTTATGAGTATGAGATTATTGAATGAAGATTGGCAAACAAAATGAACTATGACGAGTACCGAAAAGACTATAAGACGTTCCTAGCGGTTCAGACTGGAATTCTGATGCACGAGCAGACAAAGGACGTTGATAAAGTGAAGGATTTTTGGAAGCAATATAATGTTCCAGAGGATGTGGCCATCAGGGTTTTGACTTCCCCCAACAAAAGACGTTGGCAATAAATCAACGTGTCTGTATGATGTAGCCATATTGAGGTTAGGAGATTTTATTATGAACATCTGGTTTACAAGTGACAATCATCATTATCATAAGAACATTTTGAAGTTCTGCCCTAGAACCCGCAAGGGTAAGGATCATATCGAAATGACCGAACTGATGATTGCAAAGTGGAACGAACAAGTTTCACTGGGCGACACAGTTTACTGTCTGGGCGACTTCTCGTTTACCACGTCAGAAAAGACGAGTGAAATTCTGCGGCGACTGAACGGTGCCATTTATCTGATCAAGGGTAACCACGACAACTGGCTAAATGCGGAAACCGCAAAACGATTTGAGCGTGTATCTGATTACATGGAACATAAGATCGATGGCGTTGATGTTTGTCTTTTCCATTACCCGATTATGGAATGGAACAAGATGCATCGAGACAGTTTCATGCTTTATGGTCACGTCCATGGTAAGGATATGGGTATCATAGGCAAAGCCATGGACGTTGGTATCGATGCTCGTCCGCAGAGGGATATGGGGCTTTTTTCTTGGGATGAAGTTCGCAAATACATGAAGAATCGTCCTATCATGACACATCACGGAGACTAAAATGAGTATTTCGGTTGAAATTGTTGGAATTTCTGAAAAAATACGAAGAAATAAAGAATAACGATAAAGATATAATTGCCTCGTATGTTGTGAAAATCATATCTGGTACTGATGAAGTGAGAATTACACATATGCTTGATTCTGCATATGTTTTATCGTTGAGTAAGTTATTGGCTTCTGCTTCGGTTGAAGTAAATCATTTAAATCTTATTATTGATGAACGAAATGATCAAAACAATTAAAGGTGACGTTTTCGCAAATCTTGATCCTGAAAGGGACACTGTCATTGCTCCCGGTTGTAATACGGAAGGTGTCATGGGTGCTGGTATTGCTCTATATATATATATATCAAGACCAAATATCCAAAGGCATACGAGGATTATAAACGACATCATACGTTGTATGGGCTGAATCTGTGCGGAGGGGATCCAGAAGTTCTCATGGAAATTTTTGAATTTGCTTTCCGTGTTGTTGACGCATCACTTTATATAAAGGATTAAATATGAAAAAGTTTATTGTTGCTGGTATTTTGTTGTCGCTGATCGGTTGTATGAAGACATCCTCAGCGGATGAATATCATCGATATTATAACTCAGAGCATCGAGTCTATGATACGTACCATCGTAATTTCATTACTCATATGAAATATGTTCGTCATAATGATCATTGTCGTGACGGATACCGAATGAACAATCTTGCAGGTATTGCTGCTGGTATGATTATCATCGGGGTGACTGCGGATATTATTCGTCGTGAACCGAAACCTCGTGTTATCTACGTTGAACCTCCACAAGAACAACCAAACGTCACAATCAACAACAACAACTACTACTACTACGGCGAATAAAGATGCCTCTGTATGCTTATAAATGCCCCGCTTGTGGAAATGAAGTCGATATGATGATTCGCTCGGAAGACGCGAGTAAGACTGTTCCAGTTTGTTCTAAGTGTGGTACGGTGTTACATAAACAATTTTCAGCGCCGTCTTTTGCATTCAAGGGGTCTGGCTTTTATGCTACGGAATACAAAGGAAAATAATGACACCTCTACTTTTTCTTTGGAGTTGCTTTCTTTTTGTTTTTGGTGGCAGTATTTTATTAGCAGGTCTAGAAGTTCATGATGGTAAGCAGAATTGGGTTTCTTGCTTGGGAATCTTTTAATGAGTCTTCCCATGATCAAACTTATTTTGTGGTACATCGTACAATGAGCATACCCGATCTGATCAATGGCTCGTTTGAACTGTTAGGTGGTGCATTTATTCTTGATCATTGCCGGCATGTTCTTAAAGATAAAGCGGTTGCTGGTGTGAGTATCGTAAGCACTATATTCTTCACTGGCTGGGGAATCTGGAACTTATATTTTTACCCGCATCTGGGGCAATGGATTAGTTTCGTTGGCGGCTTGTTTATCATGACTTCAAACATTTTTTGGATTTATCTACTACTAAAATATAGGAAAGCAACATGAAAGATGAATTGCGCGTATGGGTTTCGTACCTCTGTATGAATATGACCCTCCATTGAAGTCGTATAAGATTGTGTTCGATAATCAAGAGGATAAAGATACGTGCATCAGCGAAGAAGCTTAATTTTGTCGAAAGGAAACGATAAAATATCGTCGGGCTTGGTCTAAATCTGAACGTAAAGAAGCATTCGCCGACATGTATCATCGTCAATTTGCGGTCATAGTGCAATGGAAGTCTCGTAAAACAAACGTAGAGAAGGAACTAGCATGATTTGGAAGCCGTTAACCCTTATTATGTGGATCATGGGTATAGTGTATGCTCAAGGATTCTTGAGTACGCTGTTCGCATTTCTATTCCCTCTGTGGGCATGGTACTTGACGATTGAGCATGTAATGAAACTTTGGGGTCTGCTATGAAGATGCGTTTGGTTATGTGGATTGGAGCGGTTGTTCTTTTTGGACTGACAGCATGGGCTCAATGTGTACTATTCGCAGTCGGTGGTGTTGTTCTTGGCGTAGGATCTTTTTTGATGAAAGGCGTTGACAATAAATATACCTTCATGTAACATGTAATCATCGTAAAACGAAAGACAACACAAAATGGCAACTCGCTCAACAGTGGCATTCGAATGCGGAGATGGCTCAATCGAACAGATTTACGTTCACTGGGATGGTTACATTTCTTGGAATGGTAAGATTTTGTTCAATCATTATCAAGACCCGAAAAAGATTCGTGATCTGATTTCATGCGGCGCCTGCTCTGTCTTGGCAGAGGAAATTGGGCGTAAGCACGAGTTTGATAAGTCTCATGATGGTATCTGCAAGTTTTATCATCGTGACCGCGGGGATGAATTGCAAGTGCATCGTCATCCGTCTTTCGAACACTATCAAAATCATGGCAACTTCGAAGAATACGACTACATTTATCGAAAAGGCGAATGGTTGGTTAGCGCAGATTCTGCCAAAACTTTCGCGCGTCTGGAAGATGCTTTGAAACTCGAACAAGAAGAAAACGTTTTCCCTTATCTCTGAACAAAGGAATTTTATATTACGGATCTCTTGACTAAATTCTCTCTCTTACCGTATTGATCATGCTCGTAATTGGGCTGATGGTTTCTCTGCCTGTGATGCGGCTTTGGAACTTCTGCTTGGTGCAGGCTGTTATAGGTCTTGTGGCAATTGGTTGGCTGCAAGCATGGGGCATTACCGCTCTCTGTGGCATTCTGTTCAAGACCGACGTGACTGTAAAAACATCATAAAAGTTTGACGAAAAATAAGTTTTACTATATAATAGATGTATAAGTTATAAACTGCTCTTTAATGATATATTAGGATAGATACAGCAACAAATTTTAAAAGACCTACTAAGATTGCCCTAACTTGTGTGAAAGGCTGACTACCGGGAAAGACGGTGACAACTTGGAAAGACACGTTAGAGCCAACGTCGAATCAGTTGGTGATGTTCAAGGAAATTACTTGATGACACTTGAAAAGACAAGTGCTAAGGGGAAAGCCATGATCTCTATCCTGTTAAAGTTGTAAAATTTAGGATGACTACAGCATACACTTAAAATATCGCTAATGCCTAGAAGTTATAAGGGTCCGGCGCCGAGTATATACGGACGTGGGACCTAGGGCTTCTGTTATCCTGTCAAAATGAAGTAGTTTTAGAATGTTTGCAGCAAACACTATCTGCAAAGCGATTCCGAGGGACTTATAAATCCCCTCAAACATTCTGTTAATTATTGGAGTAATACAATGAACACTTTTGCACAAGCAGTAAACGCTCCCGCAGTTACCTCAACCACCAACGGCATGAAGGCTTTTACCAACACTGGCAAGTCTATTGTCGACCTGTTTTATTCGATCGGCTCGTCACGTAATGCACAACCTAAGATTGCTGCTGAATTCTCTCGCGCATTCGCCGAGGACAAGACCCTAGCGGCTCGTACCCTATTTTGGGCACGTGATATTCGTGGCGGCGCGGGCGAACGTTTGACGTTCCGTAATCTGATGTTACAGTTGGAAAAGACTGACGTGAACGCATGTAAGCGGCTAATTCCGTTGATCCCCGAATATGGTCGTTGGGATGATCTGTTGATCTTCACCGCGGCTGATACCAAGGAAGTTGCATATAAAATTATATCAAAAACTCTCAAAAATGGGATAAAATCCCGTCACATATTGGAAATAATTGAATCGTTGTCTGAAGATGATTGTAAAGAATTGTTGGAGCATTTTGAATAATGTCTAACGATGTTTGCATTATCAATTTCTTTTTTGCATATCATACAGCAGCACAATAATGGTTTAACTCTACATTTACTCATCTCACCAGTAAAATGTGGGCAATTATTAAAATGATGTTGTTTCATTGCACCGTAATTGGTTCCAATTTTGCCGCAATGTGGACAAGTAAATTCTCCAACTAACGGTTTAGGTTTTGAATATGTATTATTCTCAATCAGTTTCATAATATTCAATTTCGCGGCATCTGATCTATTTTTGATATGTTCTTGATCTACGGCTGGATTAAATTTACAATTATCACCATGAAATCTAATATAATTTCCAGGATCAGTTTCTCGATTACAATGTGGGCACAATTTCTTTTGAGTGTGTTTTCTAGCTTGACTTATATTAAATCGTCTCTCGTCAGAACATGGTTTATGTTTAAACGACAACATTATTTTAATCTCAAATGGAGTTAAAGATTGTCTTTTTGTAAAAAATGTCATAGCGTGTTCCATTTTGTATTTGTCTGATCCACTGGTCATTTTAGTCAGCAACCAATGACAAACAAAATGTTCTTTAATGCTAAGATAAACAAGTTGATTATTTTTAATAATAGATTTAGGATAAATGTGATGACCTTCTACTTCTCCTAGCATTAATTTAGCATCTTTTCTTGTTTTCGCCCGGGCAATAGCTTTATCTATTATTTGAAAATACCACTTAGTGTATTTGTTGTCTATAAAATGAATCATTATTTGTCATTGACTTAAATTATTAATTGATATATTATATATAAATGGATACCTTGAAAGGGTTAAAATGTCTTACAAAACACAATTAGAATCAATCTGTCGTCAAAATTTGTCTAGCGCGCAGTTGTGCGCTAAGTGGCAAGATCGTAAAGGGCTGGCAGCAGTCGAATTGCGTAAGTTCATGAAGATGACGCCAAAGCAGTATCGCAAGACTTTGGTTTCAATGACTAACGTCGTTGAACAGTCAATGTGTGCCCAAGAATGGGATAAGATCGAATTTGACAAGTTGCCTTCTGTTGCGTCAAAGATTTACATGAAGGCATTCACCAAGAATGCGACCGCGCAATATATGAAGTACAAGGAAGCCTTGACGAAGGGCGAAGCGAAGATCAATGCATCGGCGATCTTCCCGTACCAAGTCATTCAAGGTATGCGCCGTGGTGACGCAACCGTTGGTATGGCGCAATGGGGCGCACTGCCTAACTATTTGGGCGATGATAAGATTCTGACTATGGTAGACGTGTCGGGGTCAATGAACTGCCCTGCTGGCAGCAACGTGAGTTGTATGGATATTGCAGTGTCTCTTGGTCTGTATATTGCAGATAAGCAACAAGGCGCATTCAACGGCATGTTCTTGACGTTCTCGGAGAAGCCTCAATTGGTGCAGTTGACCGGTAACATTCAACAAAAGATGTCGCAAATGCAACGCTCCGACTGGGGTATGAACACCAACATCACCGCGGCATTCGATGAAGTATTGGAGGTGGCAACTCGTAACAAGGTTGAAGTATCTGAAATGCCCAAGTTCATCTTGATCATGTCAGATATGCAGTTTGATAGATGCTCCAACATGTCTGGGCTGGAAATGATTCGTACAAAGTATGAAGCGGCAGGGTACGAAGTTCCGAAGATTGTTTTCTGGAACTTGAATGCAATACACGCAAACGCGCCGACGACGGTCCGTACAGATGGTGTTGCATTGATTTCAGGATTCTCGCCTGCAATCATGAAGTCCGTGTTGAAAGCAGAAAACTTTGATCCATTGTCGATTGTTATGCAAACGATTAACGGTCCTCGTTATCAGATGATTGAACTGTAATTTATTGACAATAAATGCCACGTATGCGACAATGTATACGTGTCGTTTTTACATCATGAAGAATGAAATGAATTGTCAAGAAAAACCAAAGAACACACTCTGTCCGAATCAGGGGCACACTAATTGATCCTCCTGTTTCAGCAACGAGACAAAAGGATTTCTATGACAATCAACCCAGCGGAGAAATCTAAATGCAAGTAGTAATTAACAAACTGTCAACCTATGACGAAATTATCGGTCAAGTATGCGGTGGTTTTCTGCCAGCAACTACTAATATGGAGGGTATATGGTTGTACCAGCCTTGCGCCTTGTGGATGATGCAAACTCAGCAAGGTACTGGTGCATCATTCGAGACCCCGTTGCTCCTAGCTGACGATGATCACCCAGCTTTCTTCCCGTACCACGCAATCAATATGTACACCGAGAGCGTAACCGAGTACGAAAAGCGTTATCTTGAATCGGTCTCTGGAATTTCTCTAGCAACATCACTGAACGGGTAATAAAATGTTTCGGATTCCTACGTCCCTTCTTTCTCATGGTGTATCTGTTGTGACAACGGACACACCTAACACCACATTGAAACTGAAAACTCTTGAAGGAGTAAATCTGTTTCAAAAACGTTGTAAGTTGTTGGACTACGCAAAAAAGAACGGCAATGAGGAAACTTACATGAATTATATGCGCCAGGAATTCAATGATGTGAGACAAGAAATGTCAAACTTTATCAACGATCAAGATACAGCACGAAAGTACAAGATGGACGAAAGTGATCCGTACGGATGGGCAATCTATTATGAACTTCTGGATCGGTGGGTCGTTGCTGACTGGTTTGCGAATAAAATTCCTTTGATGAAAGGTGCATAACATGACCGAATTTCGTGCATTGAGTAAGGGTGATCAAATTGAACTTCAAGTAAAAGTGCGTCGATTGGAAGAAGAAATTGCTTACATGAAACGTCAACTTATTGAACTTGCATATGAACGTGACGGTATTGTCGAAGAAATTATCGACATTCAAATGAAGGAAATGGAACGCGAAATGGAGGCACAACTTCATGAAGGAACATGATCTATTTTTGACTCCCGAGGCATTCTTGAGTATAATTCAAGATCGAATGATAGAAAAGCGTATCAACATGATCGATGCAGTTCTCGATTATTGCACAGAGTATTGTATTGACGTTGATGATGTTGTGCCTCTGATTACTCGTCCCATGAAAGAACTGATCAAGAATGATGCAATGGAAACGGGTCTTATAATGAAGGAAGCGAGTCTGCCCGTATGAATATGAGAACTGTATATAACATTTTGTAGCCGATGAACGTCATTGTCGGAATCTTATCGGCAATGACTGGCAACGTGTGGCCCGCGGTGTTCGTCTTTGTGCTGCGATTGCGATATATTATATTTTGGAGTATAATCTAGTATGATTATCTTTCGGTATCTTTCCATGATTAGTATCGGGCTTGGAATAGGAATGTCTATTGATGATCTTATTCGCGGAATACAAATAATCGATGGTGCATTGCTTATCATCATCGGTCTTATTATTCAAATCATTTGTATGTTGAGAATCAAGCAAGTGGAATATTAGTGCAAAGCGCATTATCCAATGCTGAAAATTAACAAGTTTACCGGTCTATGTTATATTGATAACACCTATGATAATCCTAGATTAAAAATTCAATGTATCATAACAAAAGCCAAACCAAGGTGGAATTTGGGATTGGGCAGTCATACTGTATCTTACTATACGGAATGGATTAAAGATATTGATGTTGTTGAGGTTAACTTTTGTGGTGAATAATGTTATCAGGTTGGACTTTTTTCAAGATTCACAAGGCGATTGACTTTCATTTCAACGTAGCATCATATGACGTGATAAAGTATTCGGGCAAGATAAAGGTTTCACCAGAAAAATACGGAGTTAGAAGTGACAGACACAGATTCGAATATTACGGTGGTAAGTTCTTTAACCGCGAAAAAGCGGCTCAGTTCTGCATTGCTAACTTTATTCGTGGCAATCGGGACTTTATCTACAACAGTTATGAGGACGCTGAATCTGAATATCTACAGTGGCGCAAGATCCAAGATTCAATCACAAAAGTATTCCAAGACGATCTTAATAAAATAGAATCACGTGCAAAAGGAGTTGATATCTTTTCGGTAACTCCGAGTGGAAATCAGCCTCCTTTGTTGCAAATGATCAAGGCAAGTTTTATTACTGTCGAAAGTGCTGTTTTGCTATATAATGAAGGCACCAACAAATTTTTTGACACGTGGGCAGAAGTATGTAATAATGATCCATATGCAAAAACTTTGGTAATGCGTTGTATGAAGTATCGACCTTTTGTCAAATACCAAAAAGACAAGATTCAAACAATAATCAAGGAGCATAAGTTTCAAAATGGGCAAGTCAGTTAAGCGGTACGCCAAGTCATTTTATGATGATGACAAGGAAGATAAGCGTAACAAAAGCAGTCATTATAAGCATTCCACAGCAAGCATAATTAGTAACGTGGATGAATATGATTTTGATGATGACCAAACAGAATTGGCATTAGAACTAGAATATCATCTGCGAAGAAATAACCGTCGTTTATAATCGTGTAGTACCAAAAGCGTTTACATTTCGTTTACAATCGTGTATATAGGAGATACAATATGGCAATTAATCCTGCCCTACTAGCCGCCGTTCAAAAGTTACAAGCGGGCGGCTATTCAAACCAAGATGATAATAAGGAAGATTTCTGGCGGTGTGAAACAGACAGTGCTGGTAATGGTTTCGCTGTCATTCGTTTTCTTCCAGCAAAGTCCGACGATCAACTTCCATTCACCAAAATATTCGACCATGGTTTCCAAGGTCCGGGCGGCTGGTTCATCGAGAAGTGCCCAACCACAATCGATAAAGAATGCCCGGTATGTGAAGCAAATGGTCCTCTTTGGAATTCGGGTTTGGAATCCGACAAGGGAGTCGTTCGCAAGCGCAAGCGTCGTACATCATTCATTTCCAACATCAAAGTCATTTCCGATCCAAAGAATCCTCAGAACGAAGGTAAGATTTTCAAGTTCAAGTATGGCAAGAAAATCTTTGATATGATTGCAACCGCGATGCAGCCTCCGCTGGTTGAACTCGATGCCGGTGAAGCAGTAGCAATCGATCCGTTCAGTTTAACGGAAGGTGCTAACTTCAAGTTGAAGATTCGCAGGGTTGAAAAATACGCAAACTTTGAGAAGTCGAGTTTCGATAATGTCTCTACATGTGATATTGATTGGAAAAAGTTGTTCGATCTTTCCGTCTATAACGACGAGAAGATGTTCAAGAGTTACGAAGACCTGAAAAAGCGTTTCCTAAAGGTAACTGCTGGTGGGACTGCAAAGCCAACTCAAATGAGCACGTCAACCTCCGATATGACAGAGGAAGATGACAACCCTAAGGTAACTGCTGGTGGGACTGCAAAGCCAACTCAAATGAGCACGTCAACCTCCGATATGACAGAGGAAGATGACAACCCTTTTGATAACGCGGTAAAGATGAAC